ACTATATCCTCTTCACAATCTTCTGGAGGTGGCGGAGGTGGTGGTGGCGGAGGCGGTGGTGGTGGGGGCGCATCTTCACACGGATGAAAATCAATAGGAATATTAATCGTACTTTCACATACACCAGTAGAAGTTACTGTAATTTGTGTGGCAGTAGTATCAGCATTCACTACGTAATTAGCCAATAAAGAAGTACGCGGAACACCACTTGCTAATACACCCGATACATTATCTGAGATTGTAAAGGGTCCAGCATCTGTTCCTATCGAACTTAAATTTATGTTAACTGCTATCGTTGGCATATTTTATTTTTTATGTACATGAGAACGTTTGTGTTAAATCTGTTCCTGATATTGTAAATGGCGTTCCATATATTGCACAGACTGAACCATAAGCAGGTATTGTTTCTGCAGAATGATTAATTCCATCGCAATCTTCCCAATCTCCTGTCCAATCGAAAGGCTGATAGTTAAAATATTGGAAGCAAGAATTAGCACAAACGAACGAACCTTGCCATGCATCTGTAATTGGTGAGGTTGGATCTGCAGGTCCTGCTTCGACTAATAAATACATGCTATTAGTATAAGGACTACCTAGTGTACCGCTATTAGCTGTACTTAATGAAGCGCCCCAAGGTCCTGGATAAGTTGCACTACCGGCCCAACCAGATGTTGTAATTAAACCTGTAGAATCGTATAAACTAAATCTATTTGGTCTATCTAAAACAGTCCAGTTAAATTGAATTGTGCCTGCTCCTAAATCATCACAAATAAAGTAATTTTCGTAAATGTGATAGTCATTACCAGCATAAGATCCAGAAATAAAATCATCGCAAACATAACAGAAACCTCCAGTGCCACCAGTACAGTTACCGTTTATAAATACTTGGGTATCTGCTTCTATTCTTGCAAAACCTGCATCATAAATGTAAAGTGGATCACAACATACTTCTAGATCGTTAGCATAAACGTAAATTGAATTACCGCCTGTGCCTCCTGTAATATTACAAGATGGTGTTGTACACTTCCAAGCAGTTCCGCCACTTAATCCACAATCGAAAATAGTACCAGTTAAATTAACAGAGAATCTATATTCTGCACCACCTGTACTTGGACTAGCAGGAGCATAAGTATAAGTACTAAACCTAACTGTGTTTTGGGAATTTATAATTGATCCACCTTCTACTTTAGTAGTAAATACTCCAGTGTCGTGCGAAGCACCATAAACTAATGTGCCTTTTACATAAGTGCCCGGTGAAATTGGTCCGGTATAATTGAATGGTGTATTTGCAGTAATTGTAACTAAATCCTTAGTACTTTCAGGCATGAAATTTAAACCATCAAAAGATTTAGTAATTGCAAATGCCCCAGTTCCATTAACATTAGAATTAAAATCAAAAAATACATCTATTGTTTCGTTACCGCAAGGTTCACAAGATCCAGGATCGCCAGTTGCATTTACTGCTCCAGTTCCACCCGTAACTTCTACTGCTGCTAAACCGTTATAATACCAACCATTTGAAACTGGTGTTCCTGTTTGATCAGAAAATAGTACAGTAGCAGTATTTAAATCTTCTGAATCTGCATAGAAATTAAAATTAGAAGTATTAACACAACAAGATGCTTCACATAATGTAGATCCTGTACAACCAACATAAGGAGTTAGATCGTAAATTAAACAGTTACAGATATCGCAAGATCCTGATTGTGTTCTAATACCATTGTTAATAAAAACATAATTAGTGTTATCATAAGCATACCAACCATCTGAAGGAAAAGCAGAACCTATAGAGTTAGCATAAAACACTGTGTTGGTATACCAAGTTGCAGGATCGTTGTTTTGCATCCAAAATTCTCCAGTTGCTCCTTGGCAACAACATGCTAAACAAGCATCACCAGTTGCTCCAAAATAACAAAGTTCTAATGGATCTAATTCTGGAATACATACACAAAGAGCAGGACTAACGTCTATTGTATCAATAACAGTAACAACAGAACTTGCATTTAAAGTATAAACATAAGTACCATCTGAATAATAACCTAAAGGTGCAAAGATTGATCCTCCAGCATTTAAAAAGAATCTAGTACCAACTACAATATTATCGGGATCAGCAACAAAGACTGCAGTTATTGTACTAAATTCTTGACAGCATACTGCGTTACAAATAGATTCTGACGAATAACAAATATCTCCTACTATTTGATTAGGTGCAGAAATTGCTAAATCAATATTACTAATTTTAAAAAGTACTACTTTACATGGACTTGATTGACCTATTACATAATCATTAATTGAATTAACTAAATAATAAGCATCTTTAATCCAAATTAGATCGTTAAATCTAAGATCTACAATATCAGAATAATCTAAAACAAATTCTCCTTCAAAAGAATAAGCATAATCTTTAATTTGTTTTGTATTCCCACCTGTTTCAATTACTTCTATAATTTGACCATAAGTTGCATCGTACCAAGTTCCCCAAAATCTTTTAAAAGTAGTTAAATCTGACTTTCCATTAGGATTAGGAGCAAGGGTATTATTCCAATTAACTGTAGAATTAGTCCAATCTAATAGAAAGTTTGAACTCGTCCAAGGATTAGGATAATAACCACTCATTAAAGGAACTTGCTCTTGCTCTTGTGCTACTCCGGCATCATCTCTTAAATACCAAGATTTAGAAATTATAGTATCAGGTCCGCCGCTTCCGCATAATTGATTATACCAAGCAATTCTTAATTTAGGTTGTATGGGTTCACGTTTAGTAGGTCCATCATTAATAGGAGTATTTTTTGCAATGTGTGGAATTAAAAAAGTCTCTGCGGCAAGCACATCAGCATCAGATGCTCCTGCGCCGTAACCGATTGGTGCTAAAGGTAAGGTTGCAAAAATTCCTTGTACATCTTTAATACCTTTAATAATTTCTATTTGTGAATCTTTATTTAGCTGACCATAAACTTGTTTTGTTGCCTGTTGGTAATTATAGTTTACGAAATCCGTATCTTCTTGATCCTTGTAAGTTATAAAACGCGGTTGAGACTGAAATAAAGGAGTTAACTTATAACTCTTTTTATCGTTTAATTTATCACTCCAATCTTTTACACCTCCTTGTTTAATCCAATCTTTCCAAGGTGTAATTATAAAATGTTTAGGTTTAGTTCTACTAGGTTCCCATACAAATTTAAATCTTTCGTTAAGAGATCTTATAAAATCAATTTGTTTTATATTATCTGGTAAAACTGCTTTAATATCTAAAACATTCGTTGGGGTTTGGGTAGTATTAATTTTTAAATTATAAAACGTTACACGAGTATCTTCAGCAAAACTACTAATAATATTACTATAAAATTGAATTGTCTCATTTGCAGCAAAAGTATGGAAGACAGAAACAGTTATTGTTCCACTAAGAGAAGTTGGTGCAAAAAAATCAACACCAGATTGATAAGTCGGAGAACCTCCAGGACTACTAAGAGCAAAAATAAATATTTCAGATCCAGTAGGTACAATATTAAAAGGATCCCATTGGTAATCAGCAGTGAATGTAAATTCATATGGACCAGGAACAGATATTGTAAAAACCTGGGAAGACACGTTAAAGTTATTTCCAAAATCAAATGCTGTATTTAAGTTACTTATTCTTTGTACACCAAGATTATTATGAAAAAAAACATTATTAGTTAATTGTGCATTAACATTTTCTACTGCACCAGTACCTCCAGTAAATCCTGGTTCGTATAAAGTTGCCCTTGCATACTTGTCTGAAATAATGTAAAGATCTTTAAATTCATCTCCATAAGTAGGAGATCCAGGCACACCACTAGGACTAACATAAGAGTTACCTTGAATGTATTCTGATTCATAACTGAATTCTGTTCGATCAAAGATTGCATCCCAAATTGCTTTTACTCGCAAGGCAGGTTTCATCTGACCTTGAAATAAAGGAAAGTCAGGATTACAAAATGGTTTAGAACCAGTTGCGCCTAGGCTTCCGGTTGTTGCCATTGTTGGAATAATAGGAAAACTATTAACTCCTGCCCCAGTATAGTTGTAACCCCATTCACACAATGGATAAACAATGTCTCCAACTTCTCCTCCTGCACCACCAAATTGTTGATCCCAAGAACGAGTAATGTTTTCGTAGTTTAATTCGTGGTTATATTTAGAAAGATCTAAATCCGTTAAAAATCCACCTTGATTTTTACCGGTTGCGCCAGCTGGACTTAATCCTATTTGGGTAGCAAAGTCAGAGACTTCACTTACAAATAAAATTTCATATTCAATTTTACTAGTAGCATCTTCACGATACACATTCATCAACTGAATAACACCCATCATCCAAAGTTGACCTTGATTATTAATGTAAGCCTGTACCTTTACAGCAGGATCAAATAGTGTTTGGTTAACATTAAATGCCTGTTTAAAAAACTTACCATTCGCAGATGAATGTGGTATTCTAAAAGTTTGTGAATATGAAGCAGCAGTAATAGTAGGATCCATTACATCTTGTGCTCTTAAATTCATTTTAATAGGATCTGTATCGTACAGATCTAAAAGAATCCAAGCATAAGGATCGTTTATATCATCATATCTTCTAACAAATAACTGCGGTAACGGCCTCATATTAAATATTTTGCATTGTCTGTTCGGTACTAAATTCTAGTACAAAATTAGCAGTAAACAGTTTAACTTGTTTTATAGTTTTAACTGTGTAAGATTGTTCGCTTACCCTACATGTAAACGGAAAATCTTCTTCTCCAATATACACCCAGGTCTGTGAACTTTTTACAATTCCTTTTAGGAACTCTACATCTTCCTGTGTTAGAAAATCAGAAGTAATTTGCCATTTGGTTTTTATTGATCTATTATACTGGCGTGTTCCACCCTTTAACCAATTCTGTGTTGTATCATTACTTAGAACTACTGGCGTAGTGCCACTAAAATCAACTTCAGTTTGGTAAAAAGTTTGTCCTGTAGCATCGATTGTTTCCTCTGCCTTCATTTCAAAGTTCCAGTAATCTCTACCACCTAATGAATTTAGCCAGCAAATTCTTGCTCTTGGATATAAGTAAGAACTACAATCTTCAACTAGATCTATAGTTAGTAATTCAGATACTGGAACAGAAGGTGCACCGGTGTATCCACAACCACCAGTTATGTTTAATTCATTAAAAAGTTGGACTGAATAAGAACTTGGTATTTGACCAAGAGAAGAAAACACTCCCAGATCTTCAAGATCTTTTGGCCCAACTCTTAGAGATAAAAATTCTTGATTGTTAACATTAGAGTAAGATCCTGTTCCTGAATAAGCAATAGAACCACCGCAAGAATATCTTGGACCACCGCCAAAGTTTTGTTCGTAGTTACCAATAGCATAATTTCCTATTGCTCCTGTAGCAGAATAAAAAGTAAACCAAGCAACTTTAGGCGAAGCGTTTTGTAATAGACTTGGCGATCCAGCAAAGTATTCATATACTGGATTTCTGTTTAAAAATGTAATAGCGTATCTGTCATAAACTAATGCTTCAGCAGAAATATTAAGAGGAGGAGCAGCAGCGGTTGTTTGCCACGCACCCCCAGTTGTAGATCTTGGATATTCAGAAAGAAAAAGACCAGGACCACCACAAGTACTAGACGGATAAACTGAATCGTTTTTTAGAACATAAGGTGCTACATAACCAAACAGACCATAATAATCTGCTGCTCCTGTTTCTTGTACTGCTAAATGTTCTTGTTGTCTTCTCCAATCTAAAGAAGCGGGTAGAACAATAACAGGAAGAATATCATCATCATCTGTCGGATCTTCTTCGTCGTAATAACCCTGTGCTCCTAATGGATAAGCAGGATCACCTTCATCTTCTACAGCGTTGCCTAAACCATTATAAGTTACTGGATCTGCCCCAGCAGTAGTACGATACTGTTCGCCTACATATAACTTAACATTACACACTGCATTTGTACCCATTTTAAACGGTGTACTTGTAGGCACGCCTACTTCATTAGCAAAATCCCCTATTTCTAAAAAAGGATCTACCATAGAACTTACATCGATCATACCTGCTCCTGCTGGATTAGGTCTTTGAATAAAACGGTTTATGTAAACACTATCAATATAAAGATCAAAAACATAATTAAAATCTATCTCTGTTATCTGATCAGAAGTTACAGACCAAATAATAGGATTATATCCTGGAGAATAAAACTTAGGTCTAAAATTAACTGCGGTTATCATCTTATATTATTATATTTTTGAACCACTTTTTTAGATTCATTTTCAGCTGCACGTAATGCGTCTTTTTTGTAGGCGAGGAAATTAAAGGCTTCTCTAACTCCAAGTTCTGTAACTCTTGAAATCTCGAGAGGATTGTCTCCAGCCAGTCCGACGAAAGTGACGTACCACCCTTTCGCAATAGATCCCATGCTTCTTTCTCCATCTTCATTTGTATCTTCCTCTCCGATGCCAAATAGATTGGCGTAGTTTTTAAAGATGTTTGCGCGATACCCAAAAAAAAACCACTGACTGCTCTAGATTTTCCTAAGGATAAATCTAAAAATAATTCAGATCTATGTTTAAATCCATCATAGTCGTATCGCTCTACTATATTCTTTTTCCATTTACGGGAAACGATTGGACGATATAAGACTGCTAATATTTCATGAATTCTAGAATCTGCATTAGGATCAGAAACAATAACGTCTAAATCTGCAAACTCTCCAATAGTCATTTTATCAAAATCAAGTAATCCATAATCTACACCTTCATGATTAAATTGATGGACTACTTCTTGTTTGTCCCACATTTCTACTTGAATCATATTTTCTAGTCCTTCCCAAATCTTATACCAGGCAGAGATAGTAAAATCTTTTAAAGTATTAACTGGACAACCACTAAGATGCGAAATAATATTATACTTACTTTCTGCGTTATCTAGTAGGAGTAAAGTACGAATAGCATAATAATCCCGGATTTTAATTCCATCAATAGACCATTTATTTCCTTCTAATTCAAAATGTATTTTCATGCAAATGATTCGTTTATTTCTTGGGTAATAACTTCGTTAATCGCTTCGGCGTAAGCAATACTTAATTCATCAGCAATCATTTCTCTAGTAATATCGTTTAAATTAAAAAAATATCTAGGTCGTATACCGCCTATTCCTATTCCTGGGTTTTCATCTACTGCATAATCAGCTAGTGCATCTAGAAGATCTCCTGTAATTTCTTTTCCTGTATTAATACTTTTAGAAGATCTTTCATCCATTGTACCTCTATATAGATAAGTTCCATAATCGTTATATCTAATGTACATGCCTTCTTCATCATAGTCTACCACTATTGCCCTACCTATTTTTGCTGATGGTGCTTGCCCCTGCAAAATAATTTCTATCTTCCTGGCAAGTATAGCGTAGGTTTTTTTAAGAGATATTTTTGTTTCCATACTTAATCAGCAAATGCTGCGTCGCAATTATTAAATGGATTCTTAACCTCTAGTACTACCTCTGCTGACCAACCGCTTAGATTGTTATTTGCAGCTTCTACAAAAGGTCTACATACTACAGGAACATCTAGATACACTTCTACTTCGCCCCAAGTTGTCATACGCATACGACTTAGCAAGTCTTGTAGAATCATAAAGGTCGTATTCAGTTGATCTTCCTGTACTTGCAAATCGTAATTGGTAATATCTTGTACGCTTAGTGCAAAGGAGAACTCCACTTTCCCACCGGCATCTAGATCCGCACGTCTCGGAATGAGCATGACCAGAGGATACTGAGTGGGGTTCTGGGTATTAGTTTCTATATCCAGATCACTTAGTTGACCAAACGTGAATTGTTTAACATTAACGTGGGAAAGGGAAAGAGTTCTTAAATATTCCACCACTGACTTGAATGATGATAAAGGACCTGATGCCATAAAAAGGTGTTTGTTTTACATGAGTATATATGTTAAATAAACTGCCGAAGAAATGGGAAAGAAAGACAAAGCACACCGTAAGAAAGTACAAACCCGCAACGAAAGAGTTGCTGCAGCACATAGAAAATTCCAAAAAGAGATGGGAGAAGAGTTTAAGAAACAGATGGAAGCCCAAGTGCAGGCAAAGCCAAAACCAATTTATGCTTCTACTGGAGACTTCATAGCTAAGAACTATGACAAGATAACCGAGCAAGGAGCAATAGAATATTTAGAAAAGAACTCTGATGTGGCGTTTCGATAACAGTACCTTTAACCAAAACCCGCTAACGGATGCCTATATGGACTACTGTTTCCACCAATATGGAGAACTAATCCGGAATTATAAGCTACTAAAGAATAGAACCAAGTGGGGATTTGCAGGATTTTGCCTCCAAAGTTTTTTAAGAGATGGAGAAAGAATCGTTAAGTATAGGTTTGCTAAGATCGAAAAAGCCTATATGAAAGATGCAGTTACATATCTGCAGACACACGCAGAGACTTTGTGGCAAGACTACGAGGCTAATCCTGATTACCGAAAAGAATTAGGCGAGTCTTATATCTGGGTTAGAAATTTAAAAGATGTTTATAGAAAACCCCCTACCAATCATTACGAATTAGATCTAGTGTTTGGTGCACTAGAATGCTTTATGCTAATAGAGGAAAAAAATTTATTGTAAAATATTTTTTTATATCGAACAGTTGCTATATATTTGCTTAACAAAACAAATAAACATCCCGTTATGAAAAACAAATTAAAACAATTTATCTTTAGATCTAATTCTGGTTGCGAGGTTTTAATCGAAAAACAGAAATGGTCTATTAGAGAAACCCATATTTGGAATATGGAAAAAATGCAAGATGAAGTATTTTGGGTAGCTTGTAAAAAACAAGGTAAACTTTATATCACTAAAGGTAAAATGCCAATTGGCCAAAACGTTTGGGAAACTGTTAAATACTAATCATGCCAAAGAAAAAACCAAGTTACAATATGTTGTTCGATATGTTAGGTCTACCTTCTACCGAGCACGCTATGAAAAAGGCAGCAGCCAAAATAGTTAAAGAAATTCTTGCACAACCTAAACCAAAGAAACCATGTCCTACTACGAAATAGTTAGAACCACTCCCGGTGGTAAGATTAAAAAGTAATTGCCTAGCAATATTTACTCGGGATGTTTTTAGAACTAGGCAACAGAGCCACTCGCAAGAGTGGCTTTTTTTTTAGAAATCTGTCAGCGCCCTATTTTTAGATCCCGAACCTACGAGTGTATACCCAGAAGAACTTCCTATTTGCATTCTAGTACCCACTGCATATCGCAGTGCATCCATGATGTGGTTGTAGTCATCGATAGGCTTATCCGTACCTTCTCTGTAATAGTAGTTATCGTACTCAAGACGAAGATTAAAACTCATAGCATCTGCATGTACTTCATAGGAAGATAGCGTGTCTATACCGGCTCGTATGGAGTCCGGACCTTTAACACAAGGACGAATGTTACGCCAACCTAATCTTTGTAAAGTTTGGATGCTGCGTGGATCCGCAGAATCTGCAACTATCACACTGTTCTGGGAAATGCCTGCCTTGATCATAGCCCGATGTAGATCCTCTGTAGTTAAACCTGTTTGGTAAAGCCGCTCGCGCACCCATAATTTCTGACCGCGTTTCTTAACCTCAACCAGTGCTGAGGGATCTTGACTAAACCCAAAGTCAAGACCGTATACTACTTCTGCGTCTGCGTCCGGTTCGAAATAGGTCCAATCCCAGTTCTTATAAATTTGCCCCTCTCCTACCGATTTCCAACGACCTAAAATCTGGTGTTCGTAGTAGGAAAAATCTATTGTCCGCATACGCTCCCATTCTGCAATCTTAGAAGGATCTAAATGTAGCATTGTCATGGTAGGTAGTGTGCAGGAATGCGTGGTCTATTGCCCACTTAGGATGTGGACTGCCATCTGGTAGATAGAAGCGCTGGAAGATCCAATGGTTCTTACTTGTCGGATTAAAGCAAAGAAAGATCCTACGCTCGCTGCCCTTAGTACGGAAGGAGTCAATTAGCTTAATGTACTCATCTTCGGAAGGCATCTCGGTGGCTTCATCTATTAGCAGGTGGGTCACATTAGACAGACCCTTACCCTTAGCCGACATTGAGTTCTCGGTCATCTTCATAGCGTGGGTAATGATCAGGTTGCCATTGGCCGGATTCTCAATCTCATCGCCTGTAATCCTGATCCTATCCTTAAGTCCCCACTTGTCTATAAGATCTAGGATGTCACGGTAGATGGATGAGGAGATACTCTTTTGGGTATACCTAGATACAACGCCTCTGAAGTTATCTTCCCCAAACAGTTTAACCAGAAAGTAAGCGGCGATTTGGGTGGACTTCCCCGATGCTCTGCCACCACTGATAACGAAGTAGTTCTTGTTCTCATAGAAGATAGGATGGTAAGCGTCTAGAAATTTAAATTCGGCCATGATCTATTTATGTCTAGGATGTATCTAGGAGTAGCCATAGAGACCAACCCTATGAAAGTAGAAAAAAAATATAACCCGAGGAATTCTTTTGTCCTCCCTTTCCAAAGGGTTGGGGAGTAAAACCTGGTTTTCCCCGTTGGCCGGGAATCTAAGAAATCCTAGCGACATACCAACGAAATAAACCGTTAAAGTTTGTTAGATGGTGAGGGCGCCCCGATCACATTTTTAATTCTCGCGGGAGTACCCACCCCCCGGCTGGGCATCTGAGACATCTACGAAATTCTTGGCAAATACCACGATAATAACCGTTAAAGTTTGTTAAAGGGGTTTTCCTTAAGTTCGCCCCAAGCCTCCCCAGGATCTTCAGCGGGGGTGCCCTCACCTGGTACAAAGATAACTTCCCTATCTGGGAGAAACATAGGAATCTCTGC